CTGCAGGGAATTTAAAACTCGATAAGAGCAAATCGACCGAGAAAATCGACGGCGTTGTCGCAATGGTGATGGCTCTCGACCTCGCCATTCGCAACGCCAACCAGAACACCGGCAGCATATACGACATGCAGGATATCCGCGTGCTCTAGGGGGAAGGTATGAATCTTAAACACCGCATCGGCCAATGGCTAGGCCGCGCATTTCGCGCGCTTGGCGTAAACACGCCGGGGTTTTTGGACTATTTCCTGTTCGGCGGCGGTGCAACAACGGCCTCGGGCGTGAGGGTAAGCGAGGCGAACGCGCTCACGATTACCACGGTTTACCAGTGCGTGCGCTATATCTCGGACATGATAGCCCAAATGCCGCTTGCTCTTTACAAAGAAGTTGATAACGGCAAGGAAAAAGCCACCGATCACCCGCTTTACCGGATACTTCACAGCGCGCCGAATCCGCTTGTGCCTGCATTCATTTTCAAAAAGACACTACAGGCCCACTTGCTTCTTTGGGGCAACGCCTATGCGGAAATAGAGCGCAACGGAGCCGGTCAGGTGACTGCTTTGTGGCCGCTTTTGCCTAGTTCCATGCGTCTTGAGCTATTTAACGGGCGAGTGTTTTACTACTATACGCTGCCGAATGGCGGCGAGGTACAGCTGACAGACGTGCTGCACTTGCGCTCGCTATCGACTGACGGACTGCTCGGCCTTTCTCCGATCGCGCTCCAGCGCGAGAAATTGGGGCAGGCAAAGGCATCTGAGGACTACAGATCGCGGTTTTTCGCCAACGATGCGCGTCCTGGCGGCGTTTTACAGACCGATAAGCAGCTAGGTGATGTGGCTTTCGCCCGGTTGGAAAAGCACTGGAAGCAGCAGCACGAGGGCTTGTCCAATACCAACCGCGTAGCGATCCTCGAAGAAGGACTCAAGTGGATAGACGTTGGCATTCCGCCCAAAGATGCCGAATTTATCGCTGGTCAGGAGTACACCAAGGCCGATATAGCGGCAATTTACGGCGTCCCGCCCTATAAAATCGGCTTACTCAAGCCCGGCACGGTGAGTTTTGCCAGTGTCGAGCAGCAGGCAATTGACAGCGTCGTCGATTGCATTGCGCCGTGGGTTGTCTGCTGGGAGAACTGCCTGGACCTAGCCTTGCTCACGCCACGCGAGCAGATGCTATATTTCACGAAATTCAGCATGCAAGGGCTATTACGAGGCGATTCGCAGTCCAGAGCGTCGTTTTACGCCACTCTTTTCGACCGCGGCGTGTTCAGCATTAACGATATTCTCTCTTTGGAAGAGAGAAATACTATCGGCAAGGATGGCGACCGTCGTTTCGTGCCGCTCAATACCGTGCCGCTCGACATGGTTGATGAAGTGATTAGAGGCAAGCTGGAGCCGGCGGAAAGTGATTCGGACGAGCCGAAAGAGCCGCAAAAAATGCCTATGCAGCTAAACGGCTCGGCAAAGTTGCTGAATGGCGGGGCGTGAAGTACCTCCACGACAAGATCCCTGACCGCGTCTGCGGCGCGTGCACGAGTTGTTGCACGAGTCTTGGCGTGACCGAGCTAGAAAAGCCGCTCTGGCAGCGCTGCGAGCATGTTTGCGAGGCGGGTTGCGGTATCTATCCCGATCGGCCGCGTAGCTGTCACGATTTTATTTGCCTTTGGTTGCATGGGTTTTTCGGGTTGGACAAGCATAGGCCAGACAAGCTCGGGCTCATATTCAGCATGCAGAAAGACAGAAAATTGGGCGCGATTCTGGTTGCGTGGGAGTCTTGGCCGGGTGCAATGAGCAAGGATCCCGGCCTTTACGTGCTGAACCGGCTGGCTGATCAAAGATTCGTTTATGTGTTTCCATTCGGTGAGAAGGTACATCGCGTGATTATGGGGCCGAAGATTGAGGAAATGAAAAAGGCGGTGGCGAATGGCAGTTAGGCTAATTCAAATCACGGTTACAGGCGAAGGCGGCGAATTTGAGGAACTCTTGCAAAAAAGCCCGATTTACTCAGAGGCGAAGCCAATAACCTACATACCGCCGCAAGCCAAAACCGAAGGCCCGTTTTGCGCTCTGTGCAATCAGCAAATCGGCTACGATCAAACCGAAGTCGTGTTTCATCTCGATGGGAAGTGCCAGAGCGAGTTTACCAAGTTTGTCGAGGATGCGTTTGGGTTATCTCAGGACGAGAAGGATATAAGCGATAGCGAGATGCTTCTGAGCAAGAAGGCTCCTGTATTGAGGGAGTGGCGACTATGAAAAAAATAAATCCTTTCGGTGAAATATATTTCCTGCAATTGTCAAGAAAAAAATGACTGAATCCGTAAGATTATATACCTGTAGACGCATCTAGATACCTGTACGGACTTTCGGAAAGATGAAACCAGTGTTTCGTACTTACGAACTCGCCAAAAAATTAGATTGCTCAGAGCGTACTATTCGCCGGATGATTGATCGTGGAGAATTGCCAGGATTCAAAGTTGGTGGTACTTGGCGAATTAAAAACCAGGAATACGAACAAATTCTTCAAAATAGGCATACAAAGTCGGACAAGTCGGACAAGTCGGACACTTAATCCTCCCTTTTCGATTGCGCATTTCGCGCAACTTTCACATAATCAGGACATAGTTTTTAAATAGTCTCGCGGACCGTACATCCGCTTGAGACTGGTTCGTTTAGGGCTGATCTGCGCGCAGCGGGTCAGCCCTTTTTTTATGGAAAGAGAACTCCGGACCTTCCAACTGACCGAGATTCGGGCCGATGGCGGAAATTCCGTCAGCGGTCATGCGGCTGTTTTCGGCGTGCGCAGTCACGATCTTGGATTCCGCGAGGTTATTCAGGCGGGTGCCTTTGCCGATGCCATTCTCCGCGGCGATGACGTCAAGTTTTTGCTCAATCACGAAGGATTACCGCTCGCCAGAACGAAAAGCGGCACTTTGCGCTTAAGCGAAGATGAGCGTGGGCTCGCTTTCCGCGCCGAATTGGATCCTACCGACCCCGACGCTCAGCGACTCTTGCCGAAAGTAAAGCGCGGCGATCTAAGCGAGATGAGTTTCGCCTTCGGCATCCAAGATCGAAGTAAGGATGAGAAGTGGGAACGCAATGGCGCCGAAATGGTGCGGACTCTTATTCGAGTTTCATTATTTGACGTTTCCGCAGTCACCTTTCCGGCCTATCCATCGACCGACCTTCACGCGCGCGACTATTTCAGCGCGAAAATCGCTGAACTAAGGGCGCTGCCCGACGAGCAAAAGAAACACGCCGACGAGCTAGAGCGCGCCGAATTCCGCCTGCGCATGAAAGAGCGCGACGATTTTATCAACCGCCGCACGCCACGACCCGACCCGATGTCATTTCCCGAAATCATCAAGCGAGCAACGATTAAACCGTCAATTTAATGGCCAGAAGGAGAAAAAAATGGCTCTGAATATCAATGAGTTGAAAGCCGACCGCGCCAAGATCGTCAACGACATGAGGTTGCTCGCGGATGGCATGGTTGAGCGCGGCGGTGAGACACCGGAGGAAACCGAGAACTTCCAGAAGATGGAAGTTGATATTCGGAAGCTCGAAAAGATCATCGCGCGCGAAGAACTGCTGATGGAAGAGGAAAACAAGCTCGCGGCAGTCGCACACAGAAACGGCGGCGGAAATGGCGACGATGGCAACGGCAGCCGCAGGTTTGAGCATTTGCGCTACCCGGCAAGAGGCGAGCGCAAGGCTGGCCGTGAAGAGATCGAGCGGCGCGCCTCTTTTCTGCTCCAGGGCTGGCTAAGAGCGATCAAGCCGGACGCCAGGATTACCGACGATCACGTAGAGGCGGCGAAGTTTTTTAACGTCAGCCTATCCCAACATGAAATCGAAATTCCGCTCGCCAAGGACTACCGGCTGATAAAAAAAGAACACCGCGACATGTCTTTGACCGTTGGCGCCGGCGGTTACACTGTGCCGGAAGGGTTTGTCAATTCGCTTGAGCAGGCGCTTTTGACTTTTGGCGGCGTTAGGCAGGTGGCCGATGTGATGCGGACAGACTCGGGGAACGATCTGCCTTGGCCAACCATGAATGACTCGTCGAACAAGGGCGCGATCCTCGCCGAAGCAACGACCTTTAGCACTTCGGTCGATCCGACCTTTGCCAGCGTGATCTTCAAGGCGTTCAAGTATTCCAGCAAGCCGATCATAGTTTCAAATGAACTCTTGCAGGATTCCGCTTTTGACTTGTCGGCGATGATCGGTACATGGCTCGGAACGCGTATCGGGCGCATTCAGAACGACCATTTTACGACCGGCACAGGTACGACACTACCGAATGGCGTTGTGGTTGCCTCTGTCGAAGGCGTCGAGGCGGCGAGCAAGACGGCCATCACCGATACCGAGGTTATCAGCCTCGAACATTCCGTAGACCCTGCCTACCGGCCGAATGCGATGTGGATGTTTCACGACACGATTCTAGCCGCGATCCGCGTGCTAAAGGATGTTACTTCGGGACAGTATCTTTGGCAGCCTGGAATGCAGGCCGGAGTGCCGGATAGGCTTCTTGGCTACCGCTACGTTATCAACCAATCAATGACACCGACGCAGGCGCAGAGCGCGAAAATTATTCTTTTTGGTGATTTCTCTAAGTATAAAATCAGAGATGTTGCGGGAGTACGCCTAGTCAGGCTCCCTGAATTATTTGCGCAGACCGATCAAGTCGGCTTTGTCGCGTTTCTCCGAAGCGACGGTCAGTTGCTAGATGCCGGGACAAATCCGATCAAGCATCTTGTAAATCACAAGTCATAAGGCCGAATTAGCCTTACAGTCGTAGCAATTCGATTTAGGGAGAAAATCCGATGGGTTGGACAAACGAGCATCTAACGAAACGGGTCAAGTTTACCAATGCGATCACGATTGCCGAAGGCGCAACGGCCAGCACCGATGTTGAGGGAGCAGTGATCGACATGCAGGGGTTTACCGGAGTGTGCGTGCTCTTCATGGTTGGCCCGATTACATCTGGTGCGGTGACTCATATCAACCTAGTACAGTCTGACGTTGTCGGAATGACCAATCCTGATGATCTTGCCGGCACAAAGCAGACAATCGCTGATACCAACGACAACACGACCTTCATTATCGACGCTCTGAGGCCGCAAAAAAGATTCATCCAGCTTCATTGCGACCGCGCCACGCAGGCGGCGACAGTAGTGGCCGAGTATATCCAGTACGGCGCAACTAATCTGCCAGTGACGCAATCTACAGGCGTCACCGGAGTTGAGGTTTTCAAGGACGTGGTGGCAGGGACTAAGTAGATGGCAGCAGCTGAGCATATTACCTCATCGCATAAGTTTTCGATCGGTATCTCAATCACGGACGGCGCGGCAGCATCGACGGACGTTGAAGGCGCGGCAATCGATACGGAGAATTTTCAAAGTATAGCAATGCATGTTTTGTTCGGGGAGATCGTTTCGGGAGCCGCGGTTTACATCAAGGCGCAGCAGAGCGCCGATGAGGCGTTTAGCTCTCCGATAGATATCACCGGGACCAAGCAAGTTGTTGCGGATACCAAGTCGAACGAGGCTTTTATCATCGACATTATCCGTACGAACCACGAAACTTATCCGTGGGTGCGCGTGCATGTGGACAGAGCAACGCAGAACGCAACCTGCTGCTGCTACTACGAACTCTACGACGCGCGGGTACTGCCAGCGACTCAGCCAGCGACAATCAACGTTGAGCAGTTCAAAGATGGAAGTTCCGGCACAGCTTAGAAAGTAACCGATGGGTTTAGGATCTTATTCAATCGGGACATCAACCGGGCTTGTGGTCGCAACCGGGGCCGCCAATGC